AGCCAATGCTGACTTTCAAAAGACAGTAGGTGAAGGCACAGCAGTTAAATGGCCAGTTGGTGTAGGCGGTAAAGGCAACGAAGGTGTGGCTGTTCAAGTACAAAGACTTAAAGGTGCTTTTGGTTACGTCGAATATGCCTATGCCAAGCGTAATAAGATTCCCTATGCAGCTGTGAAAAATCGCGACGGCAACTTTGTACAGCCCAGCGATGATACATTCAAAGCAGCAGCCGCAAATGCAGATTGGAAAAATGCACCAGGCATGTATTTGTTACTCACATGGCAAACAGGCAAGGATGCTTGGCCAGCCACAGGTGCAAGTTTCATCCTCATGCATCGTCAACAAGCAGACGCGTTAACCGGTCGCGCAGTTCTAAAATTCTTTGATTGGAGTTACCGCAACGGCGGTCAAATGTCAACTGAACTAGAATATGTTCATATGCCAGCCGATGTCATCAAACTAGTTCAGGACAATTGGAAACGAGACTTCCGTGGTCCAGACAACAACCCAATCTGGAAATAAGGAACAGCCATGAAATTATTTAAAATTTTTGCTATTGTGGCGGCCATGGTAGCAACAACCCCAGCGTTGGCCGATGAGTATAAAGATACACTGAATATTCTCAGAGAGAAGAATGTAATCACTCAACAAGAATATAATGACAAACTCAAGGCCTATGAAGATAGAGAAGAAAATAAAAAGTTTGCAGAGCAAAGAATCGACAAAGATGTTAGCGATTCAGTCAAATATAGACAAGCAAGAGCAAACGATGGTTCAGTCACAGAAAATGGACTTGGACTCAAATCGAAAGATGGGAACAATACAGCACAGTTTACGGGTAGAATTCACATGGACTATCGACACTACACACCAGATTATGGTGTCGGTCAAACCACGGATTCGTATCAGAACTTAGCAGAAGTTCGCCGTGCTAGATTTGGTGTTCGCGGTCAGTTTGCCAAAGACTTTAAGTACCAATTGCTGGCCAATTTCGGTGGAAGCGATGGCTTTAGTTCTACGTCAAGCACCGCTGACGAAATGTGGGTTAACTATGCTGCAAATCCAGAGATGCAGTTTCAATTTGGTTTGTTCAAAATGCCGTTCAGTCTTGAACAGTTGACTAGTTCAAACAATCTTGACTTCATGGAACGCAGTCTCATTGGTCAAAATGATACTGAATTTATTCCTGCCAAAGAAACTGGTTTTATGCTGCACGGCGTACCAAAACCTGGGTTGACCTATGCAGTGGCAGTCAGCCGAGGCAAGTCAAACAAGAGTGCAGAGTTCGATGGACTTGACTACATTGGTCGTATAACCACCAACATTGCCGAGCTCACCGGCAGCAAAGCCTATGTTGCACATCTGGGTGCAGCATACAGCACTGGTGAGATCAAGAGCGGTGTTGCACCAGCCAGTGGCAGAACAGAATCACGTATGCAGTCTGGTTGGTTTACTGGTACTGCGTTGAGTGGTGCTACTACAAGAACACGCCAAGGATTAGAAGCAGCTGTTGCATATGATGGCCTTAAAATTCAGGGTGAGCAATTCAATTTCAAATATGATCCTTTGTCTGGCAGCGATCAAGAAATTCGAGGTTATTATGTTCAGGCACTATATAATCTGACCGGCGAATCACATGCATACAAAGACGGTGTGTTTGGCTGGATCAAACCAAACAATCCCATTGACAAAGGCGGTAAAGGTGCATGGCAAGTTGGTGTGCGCATGAGCGAGTTTGATGCCAGCGACATCAGCGTAGCCACTGGTAAGTCGAATCGTGCTACTGCCATGACCTATGGCATTACCTGGTTCTGCACCGACAATCTGCGATTCATGCTTAACTATGTCGACACCAAATTTGACGCACTAGTAGGCAGTTCCGGCAGTCGTGTAAATGGCGAAAAAGCCATTATGTTTAGAAGTCAGCTGAGTTTTTGATATATAATTAATGATTTTCATGATGTAAATTCAGGCCCAAACTGTATAGATACTATGCAGGCATTGGGCCTGAACAACCTAGGAGAAAACTATGAAGTGGACCACACCCGCAGCTCAAGATATGCGTTTTGGCTTTGAAATCACCATGTATATCGCAAATCGCTAATTGACATTCTAGTATAGATATATAATAATAGCAGTTGCTGGACCTGTATAAAACCAGCAAACATCACTCACAACACAGAAAGGTACCACCATGTCAAATCTGACACCGTTCGAGATTCGCCTTGAACTTCTAAAAATGGCGAAGGAAATGCTTACCGAAGAGTATTATGGTAAACGTGATCAAATTAGTCAAGACTGGCAAGTCAAGGTAGAGTCCGCTAAACTTCACGGACAACAAATACCTGAACACCCAGCACTTCCGCCCTACCCCACAGAAAACGATGTCATTGCCAAGGCACAGTCCTTGAATGGTTTTGTTTCTAACACACCCTCAGATAAAGTAAGCAAAAAATCTGCCTGATTGGGGGAACGGTACGCTTCGGCGTACCTTCTTAACAAGGAGAACTCATGCTGAACAGACACATTGTTCGACGTTTTTTAGTTAGTGCCACGTTATTTTCCGTATTTGTAGCCGGCATCAATACACTGTATCAAACTCAGGCGCAGGCTCGCATGGCCCAGGAAATCCAAAGCCAACGCATTGCTGCCGAGCGCACCAAAAAGAAATTGGTAGAAGCCAAACTCAATCGCGAAATTACCTGCATGGCTCGCAACATCTATTTTGAAAGTGCCAGCGAGCCCATCAAGGGCAAGATTGCCGTGGCTCAGGTCACCATGAACAGAGTCAACAGCGGTCAATTTCCTGCATCGGTCTGCGGTGTTGTACACCAAAAGACTCACTACGAAGGTTTGACTGTATGTCAGTTCAGCTGGGTCTGTGAAGGCAATTTGAAGATTCGCGCACCGCATCTCTATGAAGAAAGTCTGCGCGTAGCTCGTCGCGTCATGCTGGATGGTGTGCGTCTACCAGAACTGCAGGGTGCCAAATACTTCCATGCTACCTATGTACAGCCTGGTTGGAATAAACAACCCAAGGCTCGCATTGGTAACCATATTTTCTATTGACAGCTTGTAAAACTTGCCTTATACTGATATATAACAGTGCAGTGAATGTTGAACTGTATTATTTTAACTGAAACGGAGAATGATTCAATATGAGTACTAAACTCAAGCCGCCTGTGAAGGCGCCCAGCAAAGTCAATCCCCTGTTTGTCAACAAACAGGCCGAAGCGCCCAGACAGAAATCGGTGTTTATTGCTACTCCGATGTTCGGTGGTCAGTGCAACTACATGTACATGATCAGCCTGATCAATCTGCTGACCAAGCTAAGTCAGGCTGGCATACCCACCATGTTCGAAGTCGCAGCCAATGAAAGTTTAATTACCAAGGCTCGCAACATCCTGGTTGAAGGCTTCTTAAAAAGTCAGGCCACGCATTTACTGTTCATCGATGCCGATCTGGGCTTTGATGCCGATGATGTGATTCGCATGATTCAAGCCGACAAGGACATCATTGGTGGACAGTATGCCAAGAAGAAAATGAACTGGGATGCTGTTAAACATGTTGTCAGCAGTCGTCCTGACATTCCACCACATGCCATCAATGCTGTGATTGCCGAATCCACCTTCAAGCCTGTGGGTGATAGTTTAACCTTTAACATCAATGAACCAGTAGAAGTAGAAAGCATTGCCACTGGTATGATGTTGGTTAACCGTCGAGTGTTTACTGAGATGGCGGCACGCATGCCTGATATCCGCATCATCAGCGGCGGTTCAGAAACCATGGATCCAGCCACCATGACACGTCGAGCCGATGCTCCGCGCGAAGCTCATGCCTATTTTGATGTCAGCATCGATGAAGCCACGCGTGCCTATACCAGCGAAGACTTTACCTTCTGCAAACGCTGGCGACAACTAGGCGGCCAGATTTTCTTGGCACCCTGGACTCGCACAGTACACGTTGGCACCTATGAGTATGTCTGTGATCTCATGGCCACAGCGCAGTGGATGCAGCCACAGCAACCCCCGCCACCTCCGCAGACTTCGCCTCTTTTTAGCGGAACTGTGCCTCAGGCCAGGGCAGCGTAATGGGTGGCATCAACGATAGAGTTCAGAGTCAGAGTGCCTTGGGTCTGGTGTTGACTGGACCCAATGGCGAAGTCAAGGTCAATAAAAATGTGGATGCACAGGGCGAAAATCTAACCAATGAATTTGTTATCACCAAACAATTCAACAGTGCCAATGAGTTCAGTGCTTGGGTGCTGGCTCAGAGTCGTCTGGATCGTATCAGCAGCATGGATACCATCATCAATTACTGCACTGAAAAAGACATAGACATTGAAGCCGTGGCTCCCCTGATCAATCCAGTACTCAAAGAACGTATTCGTTTTGAAGCCGAAGAAGCCAACCTTATGAAACGCAGCGCCCGACTACCACTATGAACATGACTGAGTTTGAAGCCTACAAGATGTATTTGGCTTTGCGTGCACATTTCCAGACCGACGAATATGATGTGATCAAACAACGAGGACGAATCCGAGCCAGCCACAAGAGTTTTGTTGGCTCGGGCAAATCCTTTCAGTTCCTGCAGTTAACCAAGACATATCAGGATGCCGAGATCTGTGACTTCATGGTGGCTAATTTTACTGCGGGCGATCGCTGGGGCGGTGTGTTCAATGCCGATGCAGCTCGTCAGTATCAGAGCTGGAAACGCAGAGTAGAAAGTCTGAGATACATATTCACACAGGACCTAGACACACTAACCAATCTGATGGCCGATGAAGGCGCGGATCTGATTAGTCATGCAGCTGGTCGGCATCCACTGATACTG